GTTCATACGCTGGTCAGGGGATTGTTAAGGGGAGGAACTCCCCTTAACTCACCCGGTAGGGGGAGGGGCGGGGTTGAGTTTCGATAAGAAACTCCCCCGCCTTTTTAAAAGGCGTCGTAGATTAGTATTTCTGTGATGCAAATAAGAGATCACTCATCCCCCCCTTTAAACAAAAGAGGGACGCCCTACAATAGTTGTGTGACGTATATAATTTTTGGACGAGAATAGAGGAAGACTAAGGCGACAGCGGGCAACTGCGTTGCCCGTAAATAATATACTTTCCCTCTAGACAGTATTATGAATCCATGATATAAAGTAACTATCGTTGCTCCATACAAAGAGCGGCGATCTGTGTGACACACAAACTTGCAAGTACTAAATACTACAACTTAAGTTGGAGACAATCATGGCTACTAGTGCTCAATACTGGACAACTAGCTTCAGTGGAAGCAATAATGAAACTAACGCTTCCTATGAATTTTTGTCTGGCCGTTCTCCCAACAGGTATCAGTTGATTCGCCTGTTGAAGAAGAAAGGTATGAGAGAAGTAGGAGAAATCCTTTCTACCCTTCTTACTGATAGCTCACCAGCTACTACAGCTAGCGTGACTATCAGTGAACTCACCGCAGAAGCGAATACCCAAGACAATGCACAAGGTGGTGTTAGGACTATTGCTGCAAAAGAGCAGATGGGCCTGACAATTGCTGGTGACAAAGATGATGCCAGTGCTAACACTTCCCGTGCTGTATCAGCCACCGATGTTACTAATCTGCAGGAAGACCTTGTTCCGTCTGGGGATCGTTGGAATCGTGCTCCTACAGATGGTAGTGGCTCTATTAGTTATCCTACTGACGCTTCCGGTAATGGTGGTGGTGGTAAGATGGATGCTGGGAGGTAGAAATGCCTTTTGGTTCTAGACCTGGGAATCCTCGGAATGTCCAAGGACAAGTAAACCCAAACGCTGGTGGTTCAAGCTTCTGGGACGAAGTTCTAACAGAGAACCCAGCCGCTCCTAATCTTGGACAAAGAAGTCCTGTGGCTCCTCCTCCTCCTTCTTCTGTTCCAGAAGAGTTCTTACCGCAATTTGATGATGCAGTATCTTCGGAGAACCTTCCTCCTGTTCCAATGCGGGATGGTAGACCTGCTGTTAATCCAGGAATACAATTAGGTGTACCTTTAATGGAAAGGAGTAGTTCTGGAAGCGGCAACGTTTACAGCCCCGCCCCTGATCAACTTTCTCCCTTACCTTCTGCTGCGCCTCCTAGTCCCCCAACGAATCTTCTTGAAGTAACTCCAGCTGTAGCCGCCGACCAAGCTGCTAATGCTAAAGCTGAAGCTGAAGCAGAGCAACGGCTCTCACCGGATCCACTGCCAGAGTCACGCCTTTCTGGTCAAAGAGGATACACGGGTGGAACATCTATGGCAGATATGTCAAGCCAAACTACGGGGGTTCCTCCAGGAATGTTGAGAGATTACAACGATCGTGCTTTGTTAGAGTGGTTAATGAGAAATATGCCTTACCATCCAAGGATGCAATTAGGGACTAGCTTCCCTAGTGGAGCAGACCTCGATACTCCCTATGTACGTAGATAGTGGACGATGCTTCCTCAAGGAACAGAACCACTTGTTCTAGCTGATGGAACTAGGATCAACCCCATTGATGGGGCAGTTATTGAAGAAGAAGTCCTAGTAGAAGTTCCTAACACGGAACAAATTAAACGGGAGATCGTTGCTTCTCGAAAGAGGATCAGCGATCTTCCCGTTCCTCCTGGGCAAATGAACACCCTTAGTGTTGTCATCTCTTATTCCTTATTCGGGATAAGTGATGAGGACATCTCCAGTGCATTGTTGATTCCATTAGAACAACTTCAAACAATTAAGAGTTCCGACGAGTATACTAATCTACAAGGTCAGTTCATCAAGAACATCCTTGAATCTGACCTGTCTGATGTACGTGGATTGTTTGTAGAACGATCCCGTTCAGCAGCTAATTTAATGATTGATACCTTGGATAATAATGAGGTAGGTCTAGGAACTCGTCTTGGTGTCGCTAAAGATGTTCTTGATCGTGCAGGACATCGCCCTGCTGACATCATTGAACATAGACACAAGATGGAAGGGGGACTTACTATTGAGTATGTCGAGAAGAAAGATGACATCCCGACAATTGATATAACACCAAAGGAGATGTAATATGGCAACAGTAGCTGAAGCAAGTGGTAACGGAGGTGGACGAACAGGCTCTGGCCCAGAAAATGAATATAGCCGTGTTAGTGTTGTTGCTAGCGCATTGCATGGAACCACAGTTCCTGGGTATGTTGGGCAGTTAGGTACGGATACAACAGCAGACCAGAACTATATTGGTCAGCGGGCAGATGTTACCAGTACGGCTGCATTAGCCAATACAGATTGGGCTAAGACCGACTGATGGCTAAGGACTGGATCAAGGGAGCCATAAAGAAGCCTGGACAACTCCATAGAGACTTAGGAGTTCCACAGGGTAAGAAAATCCCTGGTGACAAATTGAAGTCGGCATTAACTGGTCAGTTTGGAAAAGCCACCACAAGGAGAGCGCAACTAGCACGAACCTTGAAGGACTTTAAGAAAAAGTAATGCCTACATTCAAGCTCCGCAAAGACAGTCTTCAAGATCGCTTCCTAGAGTCTAAGGCCAAGGTACAACTCTTTGGTGGAGGCTTTGCTAATGGCAAAACCTCTGCTGCGTGTATCAAGGCCATCCAGATTGCTAAAGACTATCCTGGGGCTAATATACTCATGGCTCGTTCCACGTATCCTAAACTCAATGATACATTGCGGAAGGAGTTTATTAAATGGTGTCCTACTGATTGGATTGAGTCGTTTCCCAGAAGTGCCAATGCAAGTAATACCTGTACACTGAAGAATGGAACAACCATTAACTTTCGCTACATAGCACAGCAAGGTAAGTTCGGTAATGAGGCTACAACCTCTAACCTCTTGTCTGCGACGTATGATGCTATTATCGTAGACCAGATGGAAGACCCTGAGATTGTACACAAAGATTTCCTTGATTTGCTTGGGCGTCTAAGAGGGATGACCCCGTATGATGGAAAAGATTCTACAATGCCTAGTAGTGGTCCTCGTTGGTTCGTACTTACTACTAATCCCACTCGTAATTGGGTTTACCGCGAATTAGTACATCCAATACATGACCTAGCATTGGGGCAGATCAACGAGAACCTCCTCTGCGAGACAGACGAAGATGGTAAGATGATGTTCGATGATAACAGGCTCCCTGTTCCTATTATCGAAATCTTCGAAGGTTCGACCTATGAGAACCAAGAGAATCTAGAAGCTGACTTTATTAAGACACTGGAGGCTTCTTATAAGGGGCAGATGCGTTCACGCTTCTTGATGGGAGAATGGGCCAGCTATGAAGGGCTTGTATACCCGGCCTTCAACGAATCAGTCCACGTCATGTCACATCACGCTATCGAGAGCTATCATAAGCAACTGAAGGTGAAAGCACAAGATGTCAACTACCTAGAGGGCTACGATTATGGCCTTGCGGTTCCGTTCTGTTATATACTAGGTTTCTGTGACGATCTTGGTAATGTATTCCTCATGGATGGATCGTATCAGAAGGAACAACCACTTGACGCACACATGAATGGCATTCACGAAGACAGTGATTATGACTTCGACGGGATCAAGGACATTCGCAGGAAGTATGACGTAGAGAGCAGCATGATCCTAGCTGACCCTGACATCTTCCGTCGTAAGACTACAGGCAAGAAGCTTGTCGGCAAAGCCATTAGTGATATGATGCAGGAAGAAGGTATCACTTGTACACGAGGTAACAACGACATCGCCAATGGTATAGTGAAGATCAACCAGTATCTCATACCACAGCGTAACCACCAGAACCCGATTACTGGTGAGTATGGTGCACCTTACTTGTATGTAAGTGATAAACTTGATTGGTGGATCACTGAGATTGGCGATTATTATTGGATGAAGAACCCAATGGGGGAGCAACTAGACAAGCCAGTAGATAAAGACGATCATGCTATGGACACTACGAAGTACATGCTGTCTAATCGTCCTAACATCTCAAAGCTGATGGTGGATACATCTCCCAAGCAAGTTGGTTGGTTCAGGTGGGGTGAGAGGGACTTGCAGGAAGAAAGAAGGGACTTGCGTCATGGCTCATCTAGCTGAACTCATAAAGGCACTCATGCGCCGCAACGCAACCCCGCTAGGTGGAGTTGACAGTTTTAAAGAAGCACTAGAAGCTGGCCCCATACGTAATGTAGATGATTTACTTAGAGCAAGTAAGGAAAGAAAAGAGGTCTTGCAAAGAGCGCCAGCAGTACCTGGAACCTCAATCCCTACACCAGGATCAGGACCGGTAGGAGGACTAAAACCCTCTAGCACAGGAAAACTAACTGGCCCCGGTCCTCCATTAGTAAGCGAAAGTGGGAACGTCCCCATTTCAGGGGAAGTAGAACCTGGATTTAGAACACTAGACGAAACATTGCCAGTTTGGGAAGAACCTCCTTCTAAAGAATACTTCGAAGGAAAATGGTCGAAACCTAATAGATCTGGCGAAAGAGTTGGGTATCCAGGGTTAGAACAGGTTTATAAACAACTAGACAACCACCCAATGACAGCCCTAGAACAAAACTTAGAAGCGGAAACAGTAGCGGAAGAGGCATACCGTCTTTACTTAGCACAAACTAAAAAGTATCACGACGATATAGCTAAGAAGACGGGAAGAAAGGTTAAGCCAATTGCGGAGCAACTAAAAGCTCCCCTTCCCCATGACACTAAACCTCCAAAGGTATTCGGTGAAGGGGAGTTCTCAGGAAGGTCTATCGGAGAAGAGATGCAAGACCTTATTGGCATGGGGGA